CAGTTGGTAGCGCGCTTGCTTTGGGAGAATACGCCCAGGCCACCCCACAACTTCATATCCGGGTGTAGCGCAGTTGGTAGCGCGGGTGGTTTGGGACCATCAGGCCGCAGGTTCGAACCCTGTCACTCGGACCATAATTGGACCAAACATTGATACAATGTGTCGATGTTTGGTCCGTTTCTTTTTGCCCTGAAAGTCGCTTACTGCAAGGCTTTCTGCTGAGAGCGGGTGCATTTGTGCTGGCATCCGCCATGATCAAGCGCCTTTCAGAAGCTGTTTTCCCGAAACCAGCACTTTACCCGGAAAAGCAACCGTTTCAAACGGCCATAATCGTTTCAATGATAACAGCCCGTGATGAGGATCAATCGGTTCCCATCACGGGCTGTTATCGTATCTGCCGTCAAAGAGTTTCCGTGATCTCTGTTCCATTTTTGAATCGGAAGACCAGCCGCCCATCCTCATAAACCGCCACCCGGTCGATCAGGTTGAGCCATAAGCGGTCAATGTATTGGACAGGGAGAGAATTATCAAAGGCGCGGATCTCATTCATGAAGCTCTCGATCACATCAGCCTGAAAGCGCCGGGTGACCTTCTGGTTCTGAAGCTGCTGGGCTCTATCCTCGGCATCACGGTACCGCTGGACCAGCTCATCGTATCTCCGGTTATACTCCTCCTGCTGTATGACCGTGGTGGCATTTTCCGCGATCAGCTTCCGCGTGAGCTCCGAGACGATCTCCAGCTCGGTCTCCAGCGCAGCGCACTCTGCATCAATTTTCTCCGTATTCAGGTATTCATCCAGCAGCATCTGGCAGGTTTCCATCAAGACTTCCCGCGCCTCTGTAAGATTTGCTACGGCCTGCAAGAACAGGCGCTTGATGTCCTCCTCGTACAAATGCGGTGTGCCGCAGCGATGCTCGCCTTTGAATTTCCCGTTGCATTGCCAGATCACGCGGCGATACTTGTCGGTGCTATGCCATACCTTGGGGCCGTAGTATTCCCCGCAATCGCCGCAGACGATCTTTGCCGAGAATGGGCTCAGGCAGTTGTGATGCCGCCCTCTGGATTTGCGGACTTCCATCTCCGTCTGCACCTTCTCCCACTGGTCAGGGTCAATGATCGCCGGGTGGCTCTGTTCCACTATGTACTGCGGGACCTCGCCCTCGTTCACCTTCATCTTCTTGGAAAGGTAATCCACCGTGAACTTCTTCTGCAGGATCGCGCAGCCCTTGTACTTCTCGTTTGTCAGGATGCTCTCAACGGTGCTGCTCTGCCATTTGGCTTTCCCGCGCGGCGTCGGGATGCCCTGCTCCGTCAGGTACTTTGCGATCCAGTTGAGCGTCTTGCCCTGTATGAAAAGTGTGTAGATCTGCCGGACGATGGCCGCTTCTTCCGGCACGATCTCAGGCAGGCCATCCGCCCCTTTGCGGTAACCGAGGAAAGAAGAATATGGCATCGTGACCTTTCCGTCCGCGAAGCGCTTCCGCTGGCCCCATGTGACATTTTCGGAAATGGAGCGGCTCTCCTCTTGGGCAAGGCTGCTCATGATGGTCAATAATAATTCTCCGCGCCCATCAAAGGTCCAGATCGCCTCTTTCTCAAAGAAAACCTCTACACCATGCTCCTTAAGCAGGCGGATGGTGGAAAGGCTGTCCACCGTGTTCCGGGCAAAGCGGCTGACGCTTTTGGTAACGATCAGGTTGATCTTCCCGGCCAGCGCGTCCTCGATCATCCGATTGAAGCCGTCCCTGTGCTTTGTGTTCAAAGCGCTGATCCCTTCATCCGTGTACACATCCACAAACTCCCAATCAGGATTCGAGCGAATGAAGCGGGTGTAGTAATCCACCTGTGCTTCATAGGAAGTAAGCTGCTCCTCGCTGTCCGTAGAGACCCGCGCGTACCCGGCCACGCGCCTTCTGCTGCGGGTGTTGATCGGCATCTGTGTGTGCAGCGCCTTCGTCGCCGGGATCACCGTAATGTTAGCCATTCTTTCTGCTCCTCTCCAATGCTTTCTGTCGTGCAGCCTCCCGCATCTCCGGGGTCCAGCTCTCTGCCCGTGAGCGCTCCTGCCATCGTTTAACGCTTTCGCTGCCATCTTTGAAACGGAATACCAGCCTGTTTCCATTCTCCGCGCAGATTTCCGTTAAATCACTGAGGTCCATATCTGCGGTGAGGGCCAGCAGCGCAGGCTCCGGGATCTGCTTGGATGCGCAGGCGACTTTGCCCTGCTGGTTGAAGGTGCTGCAGATCCAGACCGGGCCGCTGGCTGTGACCTTGCGTCGGTAATGCTTGCCGCAGTTTCCGCAGACGATCATACCGGAGAATGGGTATCGAGCAGTATAGTTCTTTCCTTTGGGCACATGCTTAGCGGACCGCTTCTCCATTTCCGCCTGCGCTGCCGAGAAATCCGCCATGCTGATGATCGGCTCGTGGGTACCCTTTGCATGGTATTTGGGAAGCTGGCCATCATTGGGCAGGCTCCGTTTTGTCAGGTGGTTTTCCCGGAATGTTGTCTGCAGCAGCAGGTTTCCGGTATAGGCGTAGTTCTGAAGAACGCAGGTCACGCTCCGCTTGTGCCACTGGTTTCCGTACCGGGTGACGATCCCATCCGCATTTAGTCTATTGGCGATTGTAACGACCCCTTTGCCGGAAAGGTACTCCCGGAAGATGCGGCGGACGATCTCTGCTTCCTGCGGCTCAATGACAAGTGTGCCGTTATGATAGCGGTAGCCCAGCATGGTGCCGTTCCACGGTTTGCCCTCTTCAAAGTTCTTGCGGATGCGCCATTTCTGGTTCTCGCTGGCCGACAGGCTCTCTTCCTGCGCATATGACGCGAGAATGGATAGCATCAGTTCCCCATCAGCGGAAAGGGTATGGATGTTCTGTTCCTCAAAGAAAACATCGACGCCGTAGCCCTTCAACTCTCGGACCGTTTCCAGCAGGGTAACCGTATTCCGGGCGAAGCGGGAGATCGACTTCGTGATGATCGCATCGACCGATCCTGCGCGGCAGGCGGCGATCATGTTCTGAAAGCCCTCCCGAGAATCCTTGGTCCCGGTCTTGGCCTCGTCCGCGAACACGCCTGCGTACTGCCATCCAGGATGGCGCTGGATCAGGCTGCTGTAATAGCTGACCTGCGCTGACAGGGAATGATGCATGGCGTCTTTCGCGGAGGAGACCCGCGCGTATGCGGCCACCCGCGTCAGCTTGGGCAGGGCCGTTTTTGTGAGCAGGACCCGTTTTACTACTCTGTCCATGTCTGCCTCCTTTGTATCAAACTTGGGGTACTGTATCTATCACTCTAAACGGCCAGAATAGCAAGTTTTATACGGCAAAAATGCTGCTTTTTTCGATTCCAAACTTCTCCGCGATCAGCGCATACATTGCGGCCTTGTCTCCGCTGGCCAGAAAGCCCTCGGCCTCCAGCTGATCCACAAAGGACAGCGCCATATGATAACGGAGCAGATTATCCGGCGAATAAGCATCAGGCTTCTGCTCCATGACGATCTCCTTTCCGGTACTGATGATTCCAAAACTGGCTACGGCAGCGGTCCGAGCAGTATTTTTTCTGCTTCCGGCCCGGAGCCGGATAGATAGCCTTTCCACAGACCGGGCATATGGCCTCCGGCTTCATGTGACGCTGGATATGGGATTTGACGGTGTTCACCGACAGGCCGAGACGACGGGCGATCTGCGTCGGACCATGACCATCCATCCGCATCTGCTCGATGGCCATACGTGTTTGCACTGGCATCATATGTTTTCCTCCTTTCAGCCCCAAAAGAAGCGCTCCCGGCAATAGCCGCACAGGATGCTCCCCGGCCTCGGATGTTTGGGTACGCGGATGATCTTTCCGCAGTACTGGCAACGGGCGTCCCGCATGGTGAAATGCCTGTAGATATACCCCTTCACGGTACTCACGGGCAGGCCCAAGTGCCGCGCGATTGCCGTAGGGCCGTAGCCCTCTTTTCGCATGCAACAGATCTCCAGCGCGTTCTCTTTACTC